TTAATCGGATCTGATACTGTAGCTGAATAGCCCGATTTTAATGTTCCACGACCTGTGACTTTGATGTAATATGGGTAATTCGCACCAGCATCCATCCAGTAAGTTGTGATATGGTTTCTAATCTCTTCGTCGTCAAGAGTAGTAAGATGTTCATATAGAGACTCTCTCAAAGTTGCTAATATACTTCTACCAATCAAGTCAACTTCGTTTTTGAGCGCCTCGTTACCTTGTGTTCTTAAAAATACTTTTCTTTCTTTCGCGCTTAATGGTAGATTTAGATTTCTAATTGTAGTTTCTGTTTTTTGTTTGACGTATGAAGCCAGATCAATATTCAATGCTTTTGCAATAGAGCCAACACCAGGATTTTTGAAACCGATATCAGCTTTTCCCTTAGTGGATTTTGCCGAAATTCCTAAAAATTCATCATTATCAAACTGAAGCAAGATATCGGTAGGATTACCGGGCGAAACTGGCTTGCCCACTGCTTGTGAGAGTACTCCTGGGCGGGCAGTCCACCATACTTGTGTAATGTTACCTTCCCAGCCATTCTGTTCAGCCCAATTAAGCGTCTCTTCAAGCATCACTTTTGCTCTTTCTGTTTGTACTTCAACTTGTTCTGGCGCTGCGCGTTCAACTCTTGCATCATATGCTTCTTTAGCTTCGGCGCCGTTGACAAAATTATCCCATGAACCGCCTGCAGCATAGTATCCATAGGCAATTTCATTAATGTCGGCAAGGACCGTGTTAGCAGTCTCCACCAAAGAGGTTCTAAAGTTTTCGATGATATCTTTCATATCCATTACCCTTTAATTAGTATCTCGGATGACTGTTTGCTTTTATTCATACCATAAGCCCATGCTGCTTCAATAATCTCATAGCCATCATACATTTCTCTAATCTGCGGACAATCATTATAAGACATAAGCCATCCGCTGCGAATAGTCAAGAGCGAGTGTAATTTTTCATGATCAAAAGAATCGTGAAGATTACCATCTACGCCATATAATGAGTTTTGTGATCCTTCCAGCATATATGGTGGGTCAAGATATAAAAAAGCCTTTGGGTGCCAAAGAATAGAATCTTCAAAATCAGCATAATCTACTCTGAAATTTTTTCGCTTAAAATCTCGCAACCTCTGCACAGAGGACTCGGTAAACCTTGCATACGATGCTCTCTCAGACCAACCGCCGCTGAATGTTGCGCCTGAAAAACTTGATCTGTTAATAGCATAATACTTAGCGGCTCTCTCATACGAGAACATAAATGAAGTCGTCATGAGATCTTGACGATATTTGTGAAATGACTCTTTGGAGCAGCCTACTACCGTTTCACCAGATCTTATTTTGTATTGTTCTCGCAGACCTGCTACGGCGTCCGCAAGTTTTTCATTGCCCTCACACAAGCCCATCCAAAACCACACAAGCTGCTTCATTTTGTCGTAACCAAATACTTGTGTGCCGCGGCTAGCTAAAGCAAGTTCTACCGAACCACCCCCGAAGAAAGGCGAACAAACTCGTTCGACATCTTCAGGGATGTGAGGTAGGATATACTTGACAGCACGTGATTTACCGCCAGGATACCGCAAAGGTGTTTTCATCGTGAGTTCTTGGTCTCTTGAATGTGAACGCGCAATGCTTGTGCATTGCTCTTAACTTCTTGCATAACCTTACGAACACGGGTGCCAGCAGCATTGTTTCCATCATCGTAAAACTTACTAAAGTCAGAGCGAGCATCAACAAGTGCTTGGATCATGTTTTCAAGCATATTTACTTCTTCTTGCATTTTATTTATCCTCTAGGTTAAGTAAAGCGGCAGACTTTACACCGGTCTGCCAGCGGCTTTGTTCGCTACTCTGTTGTTTCAGTAGTCGTTGTTTCTGTTTCTGTAGTTTCAGTTTCTGTCGTACCTGAAACAGGAACAGTAGTTGTCTCACTGGTGGTCTCGACTGCTGGCGTCACGCTAGCTTCCGAAACAGTTTGTGGATCATATGAACAGGTTCCATATGCAGTGGCTACAACAATGACACCACCGACCATACTAACTTGAACTTTCCATCGAGCCCACGCGGACTTCAACCATTCTAACATACTATTTCTCCTTTATTAGAAAATGAGGCAGAGTATTTTTGATCTCCCGCTCTGCCATCGGTGACACAAGAGCCTATTTACTTTAGCCAGACATCAATTCATCAAATGCTCGGTCTACACTGCTCTTACCGTTGGCAGGACCGTACTTGGCTGTTTCAGATGAGCGGCTTTCAGCGGAGGAATCTCCCGAAAGCTGCTCATCCAAGATGGCATCGACTTGCTGAGTGCTAAGACGCTCAAAGAGATTGTCAAAGTCAGGCATGCGATCAAGGAGGGCGGGGATCGCTTCTGCATCTTCAAGCAAGGTGGATGTGTTTCGACGCATCTTTAGGCTCGTCTGTGGATATGCACCAGGCTTATTGGGCTTGGTGTACGTAAGGGTAATATCGGTTCCCTCATTGGAGTCAGTGATATCCCCATATTCTGGATCGAGAATATATCCAAGAAGAAGTTCGTAGGCTTGCTTACCATAGCCGTAGACCTTGATACCTTCTTCTTCTCGACCTCGTACAACGACTGGCGAGAAGTAGCGGGTTCGCACAAAGAGGCTCTTAGCAAGCTTCTTGCTCTCATCATCGTTGTTGTCAACTCCCTCGCGCCAAAGCTTGGAAGCGAATTCGCAAATTGGACATTCATCGCCGAAGTTGCGCTTCGGACACATGATGCCTCCCTTGTGATCTCCAACATTATAGTGGAAGAACATCTCCTTCAAGGGATCACCATCAGCGGTCGGCACGATACGAATATCGGTGTCGCCCTCATCTGGCTTGAACCAAACAGACGTGCTATCGTTGGTTCCCTCACCGCGCAGTGCAGCAAGTTTCTTTCTCATTAGTTCCATGTTGATTGACATTAGTTTTTCTCCTATTTGTTTGTAAAGTATGCTGTGCGTTCCACAGCATCTAATGTATCACTCTTGTTCTAGCTTGTCAAGAGTTTTTTGGTTTTTTTGTACTACGTTAGTATGGGCAACGCAGAACCCAAAATCATTATACGGTGTTTCGTATATCGCATAGGAAATTTTACGATAAGCGTTACGTGGCTTGTCTTTAAGCATTGCAACGATTCTCCTATGCAGTCCTCCTTCGGTTTCTAATCTTTCGTTATTGATAGCTAAATAATAACACAGTTCTCTCGGACTGTCAAGGTCAAAAAGCCACATTTCTTCAAGATTTTTAACATTAAGACCTGCGATGGAGCGAATCCTGTTTATTTCCGCAGGCTTAGCGACTTGACCAATCTCTGGCTCTGAATGTGTAAAATAATTCAAATGATGAATAGTAGAAAAAATGAAGTTATTCATATTCTCATAATAAGTCTTAATCGGCAAATCTCCAATAGATGTCTCGATATTAAGATTGGAAATCAGCGTAATAGAATTTAAAAGACCAGACCGCGCATATTCTTGCAAAACTCCAAATGCAGTGTTTTCAATCAAAACTGGAAATCCTGTTAATAGTTCGGTATCTGGTTTGATGTAAATAACATCAACGGTCTTATGTCTAAGTTGCTCAAGAATGCCCAATGCGTAATTTGAACTAAAAGAGCCTCCTACGATCACGAACTGAATATGCTCATCAATCTCAGAAAAAAACTTTTTCAAATCAGGAATATTATTTTCGTATTCCTCTGGGTGATCAAAAGATTTTAACTTAAAATTCTTTTTTGAGTTTCTCTTGATGCTGCTGTTCAGTTTATATACGTTATATTGCGGAGTTTCCGCAAAACATTCCGCGATAGCACTAGCGGCATTTCCAAGTCCAACAATTGAAATCATAATTCCAACTCATTAAGTGAATAAAGATCTTTGCCGCCTCTAATGTTTGACAAATAATCGCCTTCGAATTCATTTTTAATATCTTCAATCATATGTCTGTCTTCGTCACAATAATCAATTACCAATTCATCATGAATGATGAGCGAAATAAACGATCTTCTGCCTTCGAGCATTTTATCGATTCTGACTGCTTTTTCCAGTACTCTATCTGCTGTAGTGCTCTGAATCAAGTAATTTAGTGCTTTTCTTTGATCGACCTCTATCTTTCTACCATGGGGTGTGTTAATATACCCATCTATGTAGTATTTGTCAAGTATTTTTTCTTTATCATAATAATCTGTGTCAATGTCGTCAGAATCAGGATTATAAAGCCAAGCAAAAAATCTAACCTTACATTCATCGCGCTCGATCTCTTGCTCAAACAGGTGTTTCGCATTCCACTCGTGAATATCAATCTGTGGCTGTGGCTCGCCTGATAATTCAAGTAAAGTGCGGACTTCGGCACCATTGTAGTCAAGGCTCACAAACAAATCATTTCTCGGTTTAACAATTTTTCTATACTCTTTCCTTACAGTCAAAGCAGGAAAACTATCTGGGTTTGTGGTAAGTCGACCAGTAACTGTACCAAACATGTTGTAATCAATAAAACGATAATTATTGATAAGCTCCTGCAACTTCATCCTGTGCATAGATGAAACCATCATTTCTCTGCAGCCTTCGCTATTGAGATTTAGTTCTTGGTACTTTATCTTTTGTAATAGTTTTTGAACTCTTTTTAGGTGTTCGTAGTTTTCAGGCTTCTCAAAACTTTCAAAAACGTGCTCAGTGATTTTATTTTTGATTTCGCAAAATTGCAGCAAAAAATCATGCGGAACCATGTCAAAAACACAATGGTCATTCATATCAACTTTAGCGATCTTGAATGATTTGAGGTATGCAGCCATTTTTCGCTGTGCAGCTTGCAATTCCGGCAACAATTCTTCTGGACAACATTCTACCAGGCTTTTACCGCACGCAAAAAGACTGGCATATTCAACATTTGGGTCCTTAATGGATCCACTATGTTTCCATGTTTTCGTTAAATTGTCAGGAATGTTATCAAAGTGCATCTTTCCGTCGACATAAACTCCAATACACTCATCTTTGTCGTCAATAGCCTGAAATATCACTGGTACCGCCTGAGATAATAATGTTTTCCACCGAGCCCTCTTCAAATGCTTCTAGCATTTTTGCTTTATCTGCCTTAACAGTATAAGTTAGTGAGCCTCGTTTGTCAAATGTTTTGTTGATAATACTTTCAAATTTTTCATTAATGGAGTTTGTAGCGCCGGTAGTTTGAAAAATGCGATTCTGTTCGTGTATGATATTATTCATTTTATATTCTGGCATGTTAGGTTGTTCTTCGTAAATTCTTAGCTTTAAATATAGGTCAACAAAATAAGCGGCGGTATATTTTGTGAAAAAATCGGGCGCCTTATATTCTACAGAACGAACAACTACTCTTTTAGTTGTTCCGTCATCACAATTCGTTGTTTTGTAATAATGCTTAAGTCTGAGAGTGTTGTATAGATCAAAGAATGTCTTGCCTAATTCTTTAAGTCCTTTTAGTGATGCATGATGGTATTGCTGACCAAGTATTTGTTCTACATTTTTATATCCATACCTGTTAGCCACCTCAAGCATACCAGTGGAGCCTATGTCTGCTACTATTCTCCAAGGTACATTGTAGTCTATCATAAAGCCATAAGAATCGCAAGCATTAACAAAGAATTGCCAGTTTTTGCTTTTTATAAAATTATTGATCTTTTCATCATCGTTGGCATAGCCTAAATTTGCTATTTCTATTGCCAAACCTGAATTTAAAACACTGCAGTTGTTACCTTTGACATACCCTGTGAACGTAATTGGCTGTTTAGCGGCTGATATTTTAATTATTGGCAGAAGCACGTCCATAAACTCGTCAAAATCTTTAAATTTTATAGAATTTCTGACAAAATGCTGCTTTAAGGCGTCAAAATAAACTGTTTTGTATGCCTCATATTGTGCTTCAGGATCTTCATATGCTCTATATGCTTTTAATCTAGATAAAAATGGATCACTAGCATCAATTTTGCCTGTAGATGCGCATTTATCAAACTGATTTACCATCTCGTTAAACAGGTCGGCAACAAAATTTATAGCTCTCACAGGGCGCGTAGAATCGGCAGAAACACCAACATATTTGAGCGATGACCGACTGGCAACAATTGGAACAAAACTTCTATTGATTCTTCCAAAAAATATCTTTTCACCATCAGAGAAAGAAACAATATTTTTAAATCTCGAACCATGAACAATGTTTTTATAAATTGAACGTTTGTTGAACAACTGTATCGATGATTCATTGTTGGATTCTGTAAAGTATTTTGACATCTTTGGTTTCCTCTATCTATTGTCTCTCTGAGTTCTCTTTTCGCGGTATAGAACACTTAGCAACCTCGGATAACGAGCTTTCTGAGCCTTGTTCAACCTTGTTTGCTTCTGCCTCGATTTGTGCGACCCATTTGGCATATATTTTAGTACTAGCTTCTCCTGCAGCAAAATTATGAGATGAGCGGTATATCATATAGTAGCCGCCTATACCAAATTTGGTCATATCTGTATCCAATGAGGTACCAAAGCCTGGATCGAAGCCTTGTGGGGGTATATAAATATAAGTTCCCGGAAAAGCGTTAACATTTGCATAGCAATCAATCTCAACATCGTACACAACTCTTAGCTGCTCAAGCCCATCATACCCTTCTTGTTCAAATCTAACTTCTTGGAGACCAGGAGTTTGTGTTTTTTGTAATTTGATGTTTTTTACAATTCCCCTATCTTTACCGAGGACATAGTGAAAAATTCCTCCCTGTAAATCTTCTGCTATATCTCCTTTCATACGATCTGCAGGTCTTGTTCTTGCTGCAAAGAACACAAAATAATTCATTTCGTGCGAAAGAGGCGCATATGA